CATGACAACAAAAGACATTTTTTATTTCACAACCATACCAGTAGCTATGTTAGTAACTTATAAGTTACTATTGGAGCTGTGGTGTATAACTTATGGGCTTTTATATGGATGACTTTAAAACACTCCCCAAAATGGCAGCTGGCGGATCAGCCAAGCCGGGTCTCTATGCCAATATCCATGCGAAGAAGGAACGTATCAAGCGCGGATCGGGTGAGAAAATGAGAAAACCTGGCGCACCTGGGGCACCTACTAAAGACGCATTTATACAGTCTGCAAAGACCGCTAAAAAATAATGGCAACTAAAAAACACCCACAATCTAAATACGACCCAGACGTGTGCGATCGTATGATCGAACTAGGTAAGCTGGGCGCATCCCAAAAAATGATATGGTCTGATTTAGGCATATCAAAAAGCACGGCAGAAGCCTGGAAAAAGAAGTACCCAGAGTTTGCCGAAGCATTAGATCTTTCCCTAGTCCACGCCCAAGCCTTTTGGGAACGGGAACTCCTAGCCAATGTGGACAATAAGAACTACAATAGCCGTCTAGCCGAGATTGCCCTCAGAGGCCAGTTCCAGCAAGACTATCGCGAAACCCGCGATACTAAGGTAGATCTTAAAGCGGAAGTTGTAGTCGATTTCAACAAAGAGATAGCTAACCTAATTTCCGCCCTAAAGTCATAAAAAAGATATTTAGTCAAAATGGGACTTGACAGGTTCCATTTTTTGCATTAGTATATATACACTAATCTGACTAAAAAGGCTAATATGACTGCACACGCTATACTATCCGCTTCATCATCTAAAAGATGGATTTCTTGCACGCCCAGTGCCAGACTTGAGGCAACACTCCCAGAACTTAAAAAACCCGCAGGGTCATTTGATTTTTCAGTAGAAGGCACCCTTGCCCATTCACTGGCAGAAATCAAATTGCGCTTGCATTACACACAAATCACACAGGAGCAATATGAACAAGATCTGCAAGAAATACAAAGAAACAAATATTACACCGACGAACTCGCTGATTACGTGGATAATTACGTACTCTACGTGCGTAGCCAAATCGGGGAGTCGGACACGCCGCTTTTTGAGCAACGTGTGGACTTCTCTGACTGGGTTCCTGATGGCTTTGGTACAGCCGATGTGGTATACTTTCTCAGCACTCCATTCGCGTCATCGACCTCAAGTTTGGAAAAGGCATCCCAGTCTCCGCACAAGACAACACACAGCTCAGACTCTACGCCCTCGGTGCGTACTCCAAGTTCAAAGAAGATTTCCCAGAACTCAAAGAAGTTAGCTACACAATCCACCAACCGCGCCTCGAAAGCATCTCAACAGACGGCACAACCATCGCCAAACTCGTCGACTGGGCGCAGTACTTCGTCAAACCAAAAGCCAAGAAAGCGTGGAGTGGCTCAGGCGACTTCCTCCCGGGCGAATGGTGCCAGTTCTGCAAAGCCAAAGCGCAATGCCGCGCCCGCTCGGACTTCAACAACGAGCTCGCAAAGCTCGAGTTCAAAGCGCCCCCACTCCTCAGCCAAGAAGAAGTAAGCGAGGTTTTAGTAAAAGCTCAGAACCTACGCACCTGGGTTAACGATGTAGAAGAGTTTGCTTTGGAAAGAGCAGTTACAGAAAATGTAATACCAAAGGGTTTTGAATTAGGCACAACAATTACGCATCGTAAGATTGCCGACTCCCAACTAGCCGCTGAGATTTTAAAAGAAAAGGGTGTACCAGAAGAACAGATCTGGGAGCCACGTAAGATCAAATCAATTACCTCGTTAGAAAAACTAGGCGCAAAAGGACAGGTAGTAGCGTGGCTTGGTGGTTTAATTCAACGACCAGAAGGAGCCCCCAAATTAGTCAAAGCAAAAGAAACGGCTAAAGAGGACTTCCAATGAGCACATGGCTAATAGCTGCAATGGGCTGCGTGTATTTTATCGTGGCCATTGATCAGTTTATGAAAGGCGGCGTTGGCACTGGTATAATGTTTATAGGTTATGCTCTTGGTAACGTAGGATTAGTAATGGTGGCAAAATAACAAGAAAGGCAAATATGTTATTAAAATTTTATGATGCCGAATTTGACATTCCTGAATTTGTAATTGATAAATTTATTAAAGATTTTGATGGTTTATCTGGTGGCAAAAACAGAGATTCAGTGTTACAATTAAGAAACAACATTGAAGAAGTTTTGGATGCAGTTGCAGAAGATCCAGAGATGTTGTATGATTACGAATGTCGTCAAGATTTTTTACAAGCCATTGCAATGCAACATGCTTTAAAACATCATGGTGTTATGTACGACGCATAGTTTTGTAGTAAAGGGTAGACAGATTGGCCCCTATTGAAGCCCAGTCTCTAACGTTAAAAAGGTAATTTTATGCCAGCAAAAACTGTAAAAACTAAATTTGTAACCGGTAAAGTGCGTTTTTCCTATGCACACGTTTTCCAACCAGCAGAAACACCCAATGGCACTTTGAAGTACTCTGTGTCAATCCTTATCCCTAAAACAGATAAAGATACTGTTGCTCGCTTTAACAAGGCTTTTGAAGATACCAAAGCAGCTAATGCTTCTGTATGGGGCGGCACAGTTCCTAAGATGTTAAAAGGCGGTTTGCGTGATGGCGATGCTGAGAAAGATGACGCAACATATGCTGGTCATTATTTCATCAACGCTAACTCCAATGAGAAGCCTGGTGTTGTAGATGCAGAACTCAATCCAATCTTGGATCCATCCGAGTTTTATAGTGGCTGTTATGGCCGTGCTTCAATCACGTTGTACGCCTACGACACAAGCGGTTCCAAAGGCATCGCAGCAGGTTTAAACAACGTTCAGAAGTTAGAGGACGGCAATAAGTTAGGCGGTGCTACATCCGCTGCAGCAGATTTCGCAGTATAAGTAGTCCTTTCGACAGTAGTAGGTAGTTCGGGGAGTGTCCGTAGAAACTGCGGCCTCCCTTTTTCTTCAACCCATATAACATAGAGAACAACACATGGATCAGTACCAAGAATACATTGCCGCCAGTAGATACGCCCGCTTTCAAGATGACAAGCAACGACGTGAAACATGGGCGGAGACAGTAGATCGCTACGTAGACTATATTTTTAGCAGAACCCCAGCGATACAAAACAACACAGAATTAAAAAATGAAATTTTTGATGCTATCCATAACCTAGATTTGATGCCGTCCATGCGCGCCATGATGACGGCAGGAAAGAGTGCCGATCGTGATAATACTTGCGTCTATAATTGCTCGTATCTCCCAGTGGATGACCCCAAGTCCTTTGACGAAGCCATGTTCATCTTGCTCTGCGGTACTGGCGTTGGGTTCTCAGTTGAATCCAAGTACATTAACAACTTGCCAGAAGTGCCAGAAACTTTGTTTGATTCAGAGCATACGATTGTCGTCCACGACTCCAAAGAGGGCTGGGCGAAATCGCTCCGCCTGCTCCTCGCACACCTCTGGGCAGGCGAAGTCCCAAAGTGGGATGTTAGCGGGGTTAGACCTGCGGGAACAAGACTCAAAACATTTGGTGGAAGAGCTTCAGGGCCGGAACCATTAGTTGATCTATTTAAGTTTGTTACCAATACGTTTAAACACGCACAAGGGCGCCGTCTGAACAGTTTGGAATGCCATGATATAATGTGCAAAATTGGTGAGGTAGTTGTGGTAGGTGGCGTACGTCGCTCCGCAATGATCTCGTTGTCTGACCTTGACGATGAAAGGATCCGTCATGCTAAAGCTGGACCCTGGTGGGAGACTGCACCTCACCGTGCTCTCGCCAATAATAGCGCGGTGTATAGTGAGACTCCTACCGTTGGAAAGTTTATGGAAGAGTGGCTATCTCTATACAATTCACACAGCGGAGAACGTGGCATATTTAACCGTGAGGCTGCCAAGAATACCGTTGCTAAGTACGGACACCGTGATCCTAACTTTGAGTTCGGAACTAACCCCTGCTCAGAAATTATTCTTCGGCCCTACCAATTTTGTAACCTTACGGAAGCAGTGGTAAGACATGACGACACTGAAGAAACGCTTCTTAGAAAAGTACGAATTGCTTCGATTCTTGGCACAATCCAGGCCACTTTTACAAAGTTTCCGTATCTGCGAAAAGTGTGGCAGCGCAACACCGAGGAAGAAAGATTGCTGGGAGTGTCGCTTACAGGAATTTACGATAACCCATTGCTCACAACACAAGGAGACAAACTAAATGAATTACTATCGAGACTTAGAGCGGAAGCTAGAAGAGCCAATGAGGAATACGCAGCTTTGCTCGGAATACCTAAGAGTGCTGCGATCACTTGCGTTAAACCATCCGGAACCGTCAGCCAACTTGTTGATAGCGCATCTGGAATTCACCCAAGACATAGTAAGTTCTATATACGTAGAGTTAGGGGAGATAAGAAAGACCCTCTTACCCAGTTCTTAATTAGTCAAGGTATACCAAGTGAAGACGATGTTTACAAACCTACTCAGACGACTGTGTTCAGCTTTCCAATCAAAGCCCCAGCAGGAATCACAAGAGCAGACGTCACACCAATTAGTCACTTGGCCCTTTGGCTTACCTACCAACAACACTGGTGCGAACACAAGCCCTCGGTCACCATCTCAGTCGAAGAAAAAGACTGGCCTTCAGTTGGTGCGTGGACCTGGGATAACTTCAGTGAAATCTCAGGGGTTAGTTACCTCCCGTACGACGGCGGCACCTACCGCCAAGCCCCGTACGAAGAGTGCACCGAAGAAGAGTACAACGAGCTTAAAGCCAAAGTCCCAACGATCAAATGGCACGAGTTTAAAGAAGTAACAGACAATGTCGAGGGCGCGCAACAGCTAGCCTGTTCGGCGGGGTCTTGTGAGATATAAAAAGTTTACCAATCGGGCAATTTTGATGAAAAAGTATGCAGATGTAAGAAAAAGTTACCGATAGGGAAAGTATTTCACGTGGTGGTGATTGGGGGCGCTTGCACAGGCCTCCTTTTTTATGTATAATAGTTTTATCGCCGATACGTCGGCTTGCCTAAGGAGCGATTATGATTTACAGCATTGACTTTGAAACCCGTAGTTTTGCCGATCTACCAGAAGTAGGTCTTGACAAATACGCCAACTGTTTATCAACAGAAGTGTTGTGTATTTCGTTTGGCACCGCACCCGAGAACGTACAAGTCTTTAAACCAGATGGAGGATTTGGTTTATTGAGGCTACTAAACCACGTCAGGAATGGTGGCAAGATCGCCGCATGGAACGCCATGTTTGAATACGCAATATGGAACTGCGTCTGTGTGCCTAAGTATGGTTGGCCTGAGTTAAAGCTGGAACAGTGTATTGACACCATGGCTGTAGCGGCGGCTAACAACGTGCCACAGAGCTTGGATGATGCTGGTTTGTTTATGAACGCCCAGTATCAGAAAGACCCTATTGGCAAGAGGCTTATTCAGAAGCTCTGTAAACCCAATAATAAAGGAGTCTTTAATAATGACCCCGAGCTATTAAAGCAACTGTTTGATTACTGTGCCCAAGACGTACGCACAGAGATGGCCATAGGAAGCGTTTTAAGGCCCCTAGAAGACGCCGAACAGGCAGTCTGGACCCTGACCCAACGGATCAATACAAGAGGCGTACCAGTCGATCCTGACGAGCTTAGAAACGCCGTATTGGCCTGTGAGAAAGCCCAGGCAGCCTTAGACCAGGAATGCCTTGAACTAACCGGCTGTAAGCCATCTGAACGCCAGAAGTTATTGGATTGGCTAAATGAACAAGGTGCGGACATGGAAGACTTGACCGCCGAGACCGTTTCAAAGAAGTTAGTGAACACTAACTTTGATAATTTGTTTTTAGGGGAAGATGTTAAAAGGGCGCTTGAGCTTCGCCAGGAAGGCTCACAAACTTCAACGGCGAAATACGCCAAAATGCTGGAGGTACAAAGAAATGGCAGGATACGAAACACGCTCGTCTATCACGGGGCTTCTACTGGTCGCTGGGCTTCTCGCGGTGGACTTAATCTTCAAAATATTGCTCGCCCCACTATCAGTGATGCAGAGATTGAGGCGGCGATACCACGACTTTTTGGCGAGGCAAATGGATCGATGGACGAACTGTCCTCACTCGTTCGATCTGCTATTAGGGCGCCACAAGGCCATACATTCGTGGATGTGGATTTTTCAAGCATTGAAAACCGAGTTGGCGTATATCTTGCGGATCAAAAAGATAAGATAGAGCTATTCAGGAAAGGACTAGATGAGTATAAAGTATTCGCCTCAACATCCCTATACCGAGTCCCGTATGAAGAAGTTACAAAGGATCAAAGACAAATTGCTAAGTCGGCAGTTCTGGGCGCAATGTTTGGTCAGGGTGCTAAGGGCTTAGTTAAGTATGCGGCAGGCATGGGTGTTAACATAACCGAGACCCAAGCCAAGAGTGCGGTAGATAACTACCGAGCCTCGTACTTGATGGTAAAGAACTTATGGGCTAAGTGTGAGTCTGCTTCAATTGAAGCCGTACAAAACCCGGGCACAACGTTTGATGCTGGCAGTAAGATTAAATTGAAAGTCACAAAGAACGCACTGTGGATGAGATTACCCAGTGGTAGATTGATCTGCTGGCAAAGGCCAGAGCTCGAGTTGCTCACCACACCATGGGGCGCGCAAAAGATGGGTGTTACTGTTCACTCCCAAAACACTTACACTCGGCAGTGGAGTAGAAATGCTTTGATTGGTAGCAGTATCTTCCAGTCCGCCGTTCAGGCTACTGCTAGGGACTTCTTGGCTAATGCCATGCTCAATCTTGAAAATGCGGGATA